ATGTCTGCCAGCGTAGCAATATCGGTGGCGATGTCAGCCAATGCCGTCACATCGGTGCTGTCAGGCCCGGCCTCCGGGTTGCCGGTGGTGCTGTTGAACTGGAGGTACTTACCAGCACGCGCCGCCTTGGCAGGCAGCGTCATGTCCAGCGTGCCGCCATCAGCCACAAGTGCCGGGTCGTAAACAGGCGCACGCAGTGTCCGGGCATTCTCTTCGGCAAGCTGCTGATCAAAGATGGTGAGCGCATCAAGCTGCTCATTGAGGCTGGATGCCAGCAGATCACCGGCTGTCACAAAGTCGGTTACGCGCTCGATGTCGCGTGCGCCAACGATGATGATGCTGTCAGACGCAGTTGGCGTTGATGGTACAGAACTGCCGGTCACAATCGTCACTGAGCCGGTGCCATTGGCGTTGATCGTCACAGTGTAGTCTGTGGTCAGCGTCAGCAGCGTGGTGTTGAAATACACCGCAACATCGTTCTCGTCCAACACCTCAAACGTGAAGGCGTATGGCCCAAGCCCGGCTGAACCAGTGAACACGACCCGGCGCGTGATTGCATTAATGTTGTAGTCAGCCATCTCTGTGCCTCATTTTGTTGTGTGCATTATACATCATCAGCCTCATTTCTGCCAGATCACTGCGCGGCCATAATCTTAACAGCCAGATCTGGATCGCCAGCAACCAGCATTTTGCGTGCCGCTGTTTTGAACGTACCAACAACCGTTGTGATCTTGTCCAGCTTATCTTCTTTGGTGGGCAGCGATTGATAGTATTCTGTGCCGATTATATCCATCAATAACGGCAACATAGTTTGGCCAACATCATAACCGGCATCACCGGGCATACGACCGCGTTTATCCATACTGTTCATAGTGGTCAGCCACTTATTGTACTGCACTGCATTTAGCCGCACGCCGCTGATCTTTTTGTTTGGCATTTTGATGCCGTCACCAAGCGCCATCAGTTCATCATCGATCGGCGCAAATTTGGTGTCCTGCACGCGGATAGGCGACCAGAACTCCCAGCCCTCACCGCTGCCAGCAGTGATCTTCTCGCCCCATAGGTTTAGCTTTGGCGGCACGCTGTCGCTGAAGAATGGATTGCGGCCCTTGGCGCGTTGCAGTTCAGTATAAAAGCCGCGCATGAATGCTGGCAGTTGTGTCGGATCTTCGCCAATCAAACCGGCCTCTGGCAGCATAGGCGATGAAACAGTCGGATCTTGCATCCGCTCTATGCCAGCAGAGAATGATGACATGCCCGGCACAAATGCCAGACCAGCCTCAGTAACCTTGCCGCCGATCATCTCCATAAACTGCTCTTGCCGGATCATTGGATCAGCGTTGGTAAAGACCCGCGTCAATTCCTGCACGCCCTGCAAGAACGGCATATCCAGCGTATACTCAGCGAGGCTCATTGTCATAGCCATAGCCAGCCGATCAATTACTGCCTGATCCTCTTCATAGTTTGCGTAATATGCAAAGTCAGCCGCCATAGCCAACATGCCGGAGATAGGATCGAGCCGTGAATAAGTGACCGATGTGTAGGTGCCATCTTCATTCTTAAAGTTAATCGAGAATGGCTGGATGCCCTTTCGCATCATTGCTTGTTGCGCCTCTGGATCTGGTGGCCCAGAACCCATAATGATCAACTCTTTGTCTGGGTCATCGATGCCCATTGCCATATAAGCAAACGCGCTAGAGATCATCGACCCGGTAGCGACTTGACCAAACGCAATATCAGCCTCACGGCCACCAGCCGCCAGCTTTTTGTAGAAGCCGGGATATGCCAGCATCAATGGGCTGCGGACCATTGTTTCTTTCATCACGTTTGTTGGCGTCTTGTAAAACGGCACAAACAATTTCGCAACAGGATGCGACATGCCGCCCTGCATATCACCAAGGAACCCATCGAGATCGCCTTGGAACGTCATCTGCCTTGCGGCATCACGCGCATCCTCAACCAAACCTTTTGGCGGGTTGGCCATCAGGCGTGCGCCTTCAGCCGCCGCCATCTGCTTGGCCTCTTGTGGCGTTTTGCCAGCGGCCACCAATTCATCATACATATTGGCTGTGCGGGTTCCGACCATCTGATGCAAAGACATGCGATAGCCGACACCCTTGAAGAACTCATCTTCTGCCAGAAGGAACCGGCCACCCATTCTTGCGCTAATGCCAAGCATGTTGACGGCAGCAGCACCAGCGTTGCCGCTTCTAATTTCATCGATGATAACGCGGGGATCGCCACTTGTGCCAATGGCCCGGCGATTGCGCACATCAATCTTTGACACAATGTCAGACGGCTCTTCGGTGAACAGTGTTTTGCCAGACACAATCATTGCATCAAGAAAACCTTTGCGGATGCCTTCAAGGGAATTGACCACATCGCGGAACCGGGCCTTGTCTCTTGCGCCAGTTATCGCAGTCCTCACCGCTCCATATGCCGCAGCCGGAACTTGCTCAACCACGCGGGTTGCCATAAAGACAGAGTTGCCAACTACGTTAACCATATGCGTAGTAGGCGCAGTCAGAATGCTGTTGATCCAAACCTCGACAACCATATCCATTGCCTTGTTCATGCCGTTCTTGATGAACGATGCTTTGGACGCAGGGCTTGGCAAGGCCATATAAAGCTGGCCCATATACTCCATATCCTCAACCGTCTCAGCGCCAAACAGGTTGATCATCTCTTCAGACTGCCGGGCAAAGTCGATGTCCAGCCCCTTTTGCGCCTCGCGTAGCACAAACAAGCTACGCGCCGCCTCAGAGCCTGCGCCAGAGACGTTGGCCATCATAGCCGCTGTGACGTTCTGCATCTGATAGGCACGGCGTATAGCCGCATCTCTAGCCTCACCAACCGGCATGTCTGCAATCTTTGTCCATTCGGATCTTGTGTGATGCAACAAATTGGCAACGGCCATCACACCGCCAAGCAGCTTTTCGCCAGTCGTGCCAGAGCCGGGATTGCGCACCAGCCACTCAGCAATCATGTCGTCCATACCGTATTTCGCAGCAAGTTCTTTGATCTGGTCAAAGGTCATTGTGCCGCGCCGGGCTTTTTCAAACAGTTCTTGGTTGGCGTCTTTGATCCTAGCCATATGGTCGGCCATATCAAAGTCGTCCAAGCCCTCGGCTATGGCTGGGAAATTGATGCCCTTGGTCCATTCACCGCCAGTGGCTTCAGCCAAAGCCGCAACCTCATCCTCAGTCGCCGGGCGAATGATGGTGGCTGTTCCGGCCTTTTGGATAGCCTCATCAGGCAATGGGGGAAGCACAGCCTCTTCAGCTTTGCGCACCCGGCTCTTAACGCCTTTAGCTATGCCTACAACAATGTCGTCAAGGACAGCAGTTTGCACAACGGCGGGATCATCAACAGCCGCAACTTGTGATGGCCCAAGAACTTGCTCGGCGATGCTTGCCTCTTCTTGGACAACCTCTGTTGGCGCGACTTGTTGCGGCTCTGGTTCAGCAAACAGATCTTGGCGCAACTGGTCCTTTTGCGCCATCTCGTCAAGCTGTTCTGTAATATCACGCGCCATTGTCATCGCCCTCTTGCTGTTGTGCGCCAGCAATGGCTGTCACAGCCACAGGCCCAACAATACCATATTTCTCTAATATCCTGATCGCTTTATCGTCAAAGATGACATAGTTCTTTTCTACGTCTGCCGCGTCAATATTAGCCCCACGCGACCCAGCAGCGGTATATTTAAGGCCCAAGATGCCAGCATCAGCAAGCTCATTAGACGCGGCTTGCGCCGATTGTAAATTTTCTGCCAAATCAGCGTAAAGTTCTTCACCTGTATAAAATTCTGGGGGGAGTCGATCTTCTTTTTGTTTTCTTTTTATAATGCTGGCTATTCCTTCATTTGCATACAAAGCATCCTGCACTTTTTGAGATTGTTCTGATATGGACTTTTCATAATCCAGCATATCCTCTGGCTTTGGCTCAAGACCAACTTTGTAGATTTTCCCCCTGTCCGGTAGAGTGATTTTAGATATAATTTCTTTTGGGTTGTCAGGAATTTTATCAGACTCCTTGACCGCATTCATTGTATCAATCGCCCTTTGTATCAAGACATCCTCAGACGCATCAGGCTCAATAGTAAACTGCCCTAAATACCTATCAGCAAACAAAGCTGCATTGTCGCCATAATACTTAGCAAACTTGTTCCTAAAACCACTAAAGTTAGCGGCTGTTTCTTGCCCCCCATCAGGGTTTGCAATTTTTATATTTTCGGCTCTTTTCAAAACATTTGCGCCACCAACAGCATCTCTATAAAACTTGGCTATATCCTCACTGTCAGTAAAATATAAGCCATATCCATACGCTTGTGCGCCTTCACCTGTGCCAATCTTTTCTAACGTAAATTGGTCAAAGTCTGCGCCAGAACCGTGGAAAGCAATGATGCCCGGCTCAGTTTCAGTTGGCGGCACAACCGCAACAGGGCTTTCGGCGGTTGGCCCTTTGCCCTCTTTGAGTAGCTTCTGCCCAGCGACAATAGCCTCATCGACCATAGCTGTTGGGTCAGCGCCCATACCAAGTGTCGTGCCGCTTGTGCGGTCGGCTATGCGTTGCGGTGCGCCTGCGGCGTATGTCTGCACACCCTTGGCAACGCCTTTACCAGCCTCACCAGCCGCGCCGCCAAAGCCGATAACCTCACCAACCATTGCGCCTTGCCGCAAACCTTGCTTTGCCTCATCACTGATTGGCAGCGCATCAACACCCGCGTTGTAAAGTTCAAACGCTTTTTCAGAACCGATAACGCCAGAGATTGCCTGAAATCCCTTTAGAAACTCATCAATGCGCTGGCCCTCTTCTGCTGTAGCTGCCTTGATGCCACCATAAGCAAGTGCGCCAATGTCTTGTATGCCAGTCGCTGCGCCGATCGCCGCACCGGGAACCACGCCGCCCATAGTGCCAGCGACCTCTTGTTCAGATACAGGCGCACCAGCCGCCTCAGATATAGCATATGGATCGCGATATGCGCCGGGGCCAAGCGCGGCAGCTTCAGCCGCAGGATCTGGCACGCGCTGCAATCGAACACCACCCCGCTCATCCCGCGCAATCTCTAAACTGGCCCCGCTCTCATACAGGTAATAGGACGCCATCATCTCATCGCGTAGTGTTGTCATTGTTGCTGCGCCCTCTTCAATATATCCAGCGCATTCATTATTGGCTGGGTGCGCCTAATCCCTTCTGCTCTATTCCCGCTGCTAATCTCTTCTTGGATTGCGGCATCAACAGACGCAATGTCATCGCCAACGCCATTCTGTCTTGCATATGCGGAAACAATTGCCTGCGCATCAGCAATCTGTTTTGCAGTTGGCCCGGCTGGCTGCAAATCCTTTAATCTGTTTTGCGCCCACGCAACAGGATCAAGACCGGGGTCTTTGCGTTGGGCAAGGATTAACTCGTTTGTGATTTCGCCGATCTGCTTATTCGCCTCATCATCCCCACCGCCAAAAATGTTTGGCACCGGGTTAATGGCGTTTTTGATATATGTCACGGCTGTTGAGAAATCTGCATCATTTAACCGCTCAAGCCGATCAAAGCGGTTGCTGTATTCTGCAAACGTGATGTTACCAGCATCAAGCGCATTCAAAAGAACCTGATGGGTCATTTGGCCCATAGCCTCAATCTTGTTCAGCGCAATAACTGTGTTTGCATCATTAGCCGCTGGACTTGATAGCACGCGATCTTGCATTACCAGATGTGCCTCTGCATCAACGTCTTTCAAACGGTCCAACAATTCGTCAAGCGTTGAGCCGGTGCTGCCGGGGTAATTCATTTCCATCGCAATGTCACCACGCAACCCAATGGACGCGCTCTTCCTCATGCTTTCGGCTTTTCTTTCAAGCGCTGCTTCGTGTGACAGATCCCTAGATGCGACCTCAAATGACGCGTCAATTGCAGCGCGGCGCTGTTCTGGGTTCATTTGGCTATATATGCCTGCAATCCTTTTGTCAGCAATCTTGCCCGACATTACCTCAACTTGTCGGATCAGTGGATCGTCAACCACATAATCGCGTACCGTGCCAATGATTGCATCATCTACAGCTTTGTCAAAACTTTCTAGCTTTTGGTTTAGCAGGGTTGGGTCAAGCGCATCTCCAGCTATTTTAAATATTGCATTGCGCTCACCCGCCAGCACATCGCTCATTCTAGAAACCAGCAGACCAGTATCTGGGGAAATAATGTCACCACGTTCAACAATCTCAGCCACGCCTAATATGGTTGTGTCGATGCCTCTGATTGCCTGAATTTTGCGTTCAGCTTCTGCGGCTGCTGCCATTTTGTTTGCGTGCGTCACAACAGCAGTGTTGCCAATCGCCGCAACAGATGCCCTGAATTGCCGCGCAGACGTTGGGCTGATGTCAAACAATGTGCCAGCATAGCCGTTAATCACTGCATCAATCTCGCTTTGCAGTTCCATTGTTGGCATATTTGTTTCAGCCGCACTCAGCCGCAAAGCAGTGATCTGCTCACGCGCAGATGTTTCCAGATTTGTGGAGATAGCATCAAGCGCTGCCGCTCTGGCGGCACGATCGCGCACTGTGCCGGTGCCACCGGGGACTAACGCCTCAAGGTCTGCCGGTGTCTGCGCATCCATCAATTGCTGCGCTGTAGGCGCATTGCCAGCGCCGTACTCAGCGCCCTCAATCTTGGCCTGCGTCTCAGCCTCGCGAAACGCAAAGCTGGACATGCGGTCTAAGCTGTTGGCAATTGTCTGCGCAACACGCGCCTCTGCCTGACCAGTCGCCGCAAAGTTGACGCCGGGCAAACTGGTCACGCCAATGCCTAGTGGTCTGTATCGCGGCAATCTAGCCATTATCCAATACTCGCTTTCATCATGTAACCTTGGCCAAGCGTGCCAATAGCAGCCGCAAAGCCAGCCTGCTTGGCAGAACGCGCTTGCAGCATAAACTGCTGCGCCTGCAATTCACCGCCGCGCAGTGCAATCAATTCGTTATCCCTGACGGTGTACAATTCCTGCGCACCCTTGGCCAATGCCAAAGTCTGCAATTCACCGGCAGACCCACTGAATGGATCAATGCCGCCAGCCCCGGCTCTAGCCGTAACCTCGGCAGATGTTTGCAGGATGTTGTCCAAAACAGCCACAGCCTGTTGCTTGTATTTGATCGCCTCCTGCTTGGCCTGCATCCGGGTGTAGCCAGCTTGCGCCGCCAAGCCCTTGGCCTGCGCCTGCGCACCACGCAATTGCATAAACGCGCTTGCGCCTGCTAATGCCAATCCTATCTGTGCCGCTGGTATCGCCGCCATCTTACTGCCCCACGCTCACTTTGTAATCGATCCCAAGTAATGTCATTTTCAACGGCACATCCTGACCAATCGTGATCTGGCCGTCATAAGTATACCCTAAAATGCCGTGCAATGTCTTGATGCCGGTAAACTCATCAACCGCGCCATCAAGAACAGCCGCACCGAAATTGCGAAACGGCACCTCTTTGCCCTCAATCGTCATTGCCTGCGTCTCAAACAATTCGGCATTAACCTCAAAGATACGCTTCTTAAAGCCCTTTAGAGAGCCGCTGGGCAGGTTTGGCTCAACCGGCAGTGTCTTTACCTCCGGCGTAAAGTTGAGGCCAACCTGATAGCTTGTAGAGGCCGCTGTGGCAAACGTCACAGTGTAAGGCGATCCCGGCACTGTCTGATCCGGCTCGATGACACCATCGCGGATGATCTTGACTGTGGCCGCTTCGAGATGGTCCATCGTGACAGAACTGGCAGCGCCGCCAGTCTTGGCGCAATCGAGCAGTGTGTCGGCATCAAACAGTTCCACATAGTAAACCGTAGCCGCGTTCACTGTGCGCTTGACCACAACGTATATGTCGTCCACATCCACCCCGATGTTCAGGAACTCACCATCAGTGGTCCACTCAGACGGCGCGATCACGTTCTGGCTGCGCAACAACGTATAGCACGCGATGCTGCCATCATCGTCATTAACGATCATCAGCCGGTCGCCTTCATCGGTCGATGTGGCAACACGCACAGCCATCTCGCCCGGCGATTTCAACAGATGTGATGACAACAGCGAGATCTTGGCTGATGTGTACGCCTGCACGCTGTCGCTGTAGATAAATTCCTGAATGGCCTTGCCCTGTCGCTGGATGAACAGCGTTGAGCCGTCCACGTTCTGCAAGCGGATGCCGGGCTTCATGCCAAACGCAGTCTGCTGCTTCACGATCAGGTTGGTTGGCGTGATCGGCTCATCCAATGTCTGCGGCACATAGAACTCAGCGCCGGTCGTGAACACTTGCAAGTGACGGCCAGAGAAGATATCGACAATCGCGTTAAACGTGCCGGTGTCAAGTGTTGCCGACACTCCATCATCTGCCAACGCCTCGCCGGGGTTGAAATTAAAAAAGTCGGACACGCGAGATCCATACAATGTCGATGGTCGGCTCTTAGTGCCGCCCAAAAATAACCGGCCCTCGTGGAAAGTCACCGACCGGGGATATCCGCGTGTTGCTGACCACACCTCTTCATAGCCGTGTTCTGATTGCCAGTCGCCAGCATCAATCGCACTTGTGTCGAAAAATGGGATCTCAACGTATGCTTTCATCTCTGTGTCGCTGACGAACTCAACATAACGCGCACGACCAAACCCATTTACAGCCGTAGCGTACTCACCAACGGCGGCATCATTGAATGCTACAATCTTATAGTTTGATGTTGCATCAGGCGCGGTATCCCACGCCGGATAAACTGTCGCAACTTTTGTTGACGCAACATAGTCCTCAACATGCCGCTTTTGCCCAGAGCCAGTTCCAGACGTAATCTCAATAAACATGCCATTTGGCTCATCATCGAGCGTAAAGCTAGACGCCGCCTTCAGCGTAATTGTGTTGGCCCCGCCAGCTTGCGCTGTGCCGTTATCTGTGGTCACAGATGACGCCGTGATCGTGATGTTGCCGCTTATTGCTGATGGCGTAATAGTGAATTGCGGATTGTGAAAATCTAGTTCAAATGCATACAAGGGAACGTGGTCGAACTCAATGACGCTGGCTGTCCAGTCGGCATCTGTCGCACCGCGCACGATCTTGGTAGGCGCAAGATCCTCATGCACGACAATCACGGTGTCGGCAGACTGCACCCAATTCATTTGAGGCAAGATTGCGCTGGTCAAGCTGGCAACCGTCAGATAATCGTTGCCACTGCCATTGATGTCGGTGATCTGTGCGCCGTTCTTGAACACATACATTTTGCCCGGCGTAAAGACTAGCATGTAGCTGTCATTCACACTAAACTCAAATGGCACCATCCGCACAGCCGTGCCTGCACCGCTATCCAGCGTGGCGATATATTTGGTGCCATCCCGGCGCTTTGCACCGCCCTGCGGCTGGATGCTGACATTGCGTGCTGTCGTCAGGCCAGACTTGTACTGCGCAATGTCAGTACGCGCACGCAGCTTCGGATCTAGTTCGCCGCTGGTAAAGTCATTCTGGATCTGAATGATGCGGCTCATGCTAGTACCTTATGTCAGCAATGGGGAACTCTTGGATGTTCTGGGTTGGCTGGCCAGCGGCATCAATGTTGATGGCAACGCGCACCAAACCGCCGCGCATGTTTTCTGATGGCGAACCGTATGCCTTGCCGTGGTAATAATCGGCCTTGGTGATCTGGTCGGTAATTGGCTCGGCAAACTCAGCGGCCAGCGCCATCTTTAACAGACGCACAAAATATGGCGGGAAGATGGCTGGTTCTGGGCGGTACTGGTAATCAATCCAAACCTCTTCGAGATTTGTATACAAGCCGCCTGCATAGATCTCAAAGTCGCGCACAGTATTTGCGCCAACACTGCCAGAACTGAAAACAGCCTTTGGGTTGCCAAGCACATCACCGGGGATCTGGTATTTGTATTTCCATTCGTTGATAGGCGTGTCAGCAAGCTGGGCCAGCTTCACCTTTTTCAACGTCCAACTGTAGGGATACTGCATAAGCAGTGTGTCGCGCACATCGTCATAAAGACGGTCAGCGACCTGTGCCTCATCGGTGCCGGTGGCAAATGATGAGAGCGGAGCCGCGCCAAGCATGATGAGAGCATCAGAACAAATTGATAGTTTGGTATCACCAGCCGCCATCGCGTAACTCCAAAAAAGGGAAAGGGGGCCGGTTGCCCGGCCCCGCTATGATTAGTCGGCGTCAGCGACAGACACTGTCGTGCCGTCTGACACATCGACAACACCAGAGGCGTTTGACAGAACAACAACGATTGACATTGTTGGTGTCGCGCTGTCGTGAACAAAGATCACATCGCCGACTGCCACTGTGTCTGACAGGTCATTGAAATAACCAGATGTGTTCACAGTCGCGATTGCGTCTGCTGATGTGTAAGTGTACATGCTTGGAGCATTGCCAGACTTGGCTGCACCAATCACGTTCCATCCTGCTGAAGAGAAAGCCATTGTTTACACTCCTTCCTATTCAGTCGCTGAAATCTTGACAATGCCCTCATCGTCAATGGCAACCGCGCCAGCGGAGAACATTGAGGACACGAGGAACGATGTCTTTTCAGGAACGTAGTTGATTTCAGACTTCTGGTTCATGCCGATGCCCAGACCGATTGCATCGCGGTGGAACGCAAAGCAAGTGCGGGTTGATGGGAGCGGCAGACCACCTTCGTCACGATCGCCAAGGGTGATGAACTTGAAGCCAAGGAAAGTGTCAATCTCACCAGTTGAGAGAGCCTTAACAGTAGCGAAATCGCTGCTGGTCAGTTCAGTCTCATCAAGCAATGCTGACAAGCCATTGGCATGAATGATCATGCAACGACCTTCAGATGGCACGTTGTTGGTATCCAGAGCCTTCTTGGCTGCAAGCAGCTTTGCAAGGTTCATGTTTGTACCACTGCCACCAATGTCGGTGCCGACTGTGCTTGGTGAAGATGCAGCATTCAACGCATCAATAACAAGCTGGTCCATCCGGCGACCAATGGCATTACCGACAACTTGAACGAGTTCACGGCGCTCGTCAAAGTTGACTTTCTGCTGGTTGAAGATATCGCTATATTCCGCAGCAATGTAGTCGCTCATTGTGGCTGTGACTTGTGAGTACGTCACGTTCAGCGGAGTTACGTCAGTCTGCGGTACGCGGACTGTTGCGGTTCCCTTCCCGATCTTCGGGAACTTGACCTGATTGCCTTCGACATTTGTACGCTCGCGAGTTACACCGGCAAGCTGACGAGCAGCTTGGTATGCCTGCTTTACCTCGGCATCGAACAACTGTACAAAAGCATTGGAAATGCCTACTGCCATTTTCCTGTTCCTTTGTAAAAGTTAAAACACGATTGACGCCAAACAGGTATCCTTCCGGGCTGCGGCTTGGACGATTGCGCTTCGTCCCCAAGCGGGTCGAACAGGTCGAAAAACGATTGTCTGTCAAGGGGATTATATGAAAAAAAGCGGGGGCTGTAAATGGCCCCCGCTCTAGGTTTATATGGCGCTGTATTGTTCGGTGCCATACACCTGTTCAAACATTCGCTCAACCTTGGCGCGATACGCCGGGTCAGTTTGGTACTCCGGCTTGCTGATCATTGACTGCAACTCATCCTTGGATGGCGCACCGTCAACCGGGCCAACGTCAATTGGGATCGGCCTATCGCCGTAGTAAGATCGGATCTTTTGTAGAGCCTTGATGCCTTGGGCAGTGCCGCCCATAATCTTGAACTCTTCAAAATCGTCCTGACCCCAAACGCCTTTATTGACAAGACTTTGCGCCCACTGCGTCATCGACTTTATAGTCGCATCGGCATTGGCACCTAGTTTCTTGTACTCTTCCTGATAGCTGATCTCAGCCTGTTCAGCTTCAGAACCAGCCAACTCAATAAACTTACCAGCCAATTGGTCAAAAGCATCTTGGCTGATGCCGTTATCTTTCGCCCAATCACGATAGGTTGAATACAGTTCATCATCCTCTGGAATGCCAGCTTGTGTAAAGACAGACTGATCATACTCATCTGGAGCCTTGTGCTTGCCCTGCGAAAACTTTTTCTGCAATTCCGAATAAGCATTTGCCAGATCTTCCGCAGTGTTAAATTTTTCGGGCAACCATTCTGGTCTGGCATCACTTTCCTCTTCTGTTGCCACAGCTTCAGCATTAACTGCCTCTGCGTCTGGTTGCATGTGTGAGATTGTTTCATCTGCTTGCTGCTGGTTATCGTCACCCTCAATCTGGGCTTCGGCCAACAACCCCTCAGTTTCACTCATAGGTTTCTCGCTCTTTTAATACGCCGCTCGATTTCTCTGACCAGACTGTTCTGGCCCTCACGAGCAAAACCGTGGCTTGCATCCTCACCGGGATACCAAGTCGGCTGCTCTATCGTCAGTGACCGCAGATGGGTGAGCAGCTTTGCCCCATCGTCACTGGCGAACACACGCAGATAAAGCCGATCAATGTCGTCCTTATCAACTTGCTGCTTTTCTGCAATCTTCGGGTCTACAGCTTGCAGACCTTCCCAGCCCTCTACAATCATACCATCTCACCTTCTGGCGGTGGCCCCTGCTCGGCTTGTGCCTGCATCTGCGCCGCCTGCATTGCTTGCTCCATCATCTGCTGACGTTCTTGTGGCGTAGTGCGCAGATCTGCCGGGATGCCCATCTTGTCAGCCACATAATCGGAGATGCTGCCAGTCTTGACAGCCATCTGGCCCTCTGGGCCAAGCGCCGCAGACATCTGCACCCACTGCATGATCTTCTCGATGTCGCCCATATTCTGCGCTTGCGCAATTGGGCTGACCGGCGTGACCTTGACCTCAAGGCCATTGACGCGCAATGGCATCTCAATCAGACCCTGCTCATCCATTACATATAGGATGCGTGCAACCAGCGGCACCATAGTTTCAGTGATCAGGCGGCCAAATGCAGACCCAAGGTTCTGGGCCAGTTCTTTCATCCTTTCTGCGATTTCTGTGGCAGACCGGGCTGACATATTGTCAGGCGGCAGCGTGTCGTCCAGCAAGATCTTTTTGATGTTCATGCGCAGATCATTGATCACAATCTGGCTCACGTTAAAGTCGCCGGAACGTGGCATCTGACGCAGGCTTTCACCATTCGGGCCGCCATTGCGTGCGACCGGGATAATGGCACCCGGCGCAATGCGGATCGTCTGCGGGTTCAGGACGCCGTCATCTGCCGCAGTGTAAACACCGGCAATCGACAGGCTGGCATTCTTCAGCAGCAACTCCAGCGTCTTGTTCAGCGTTTTAACGTCAGGGATCGCTGTGACCAGCGGCCCCCGGCCATAAACCTCACCGGCAACCTTCATGTAACGCGCCACAATCCAAGGGCTGGATTTCATGTAGCGATGCAGCAACTCGGCTTTGCCCTCGGCCCAGATCACATGATAGCAGTATTCCCCGCGCTCTGGGTCGTACAGCGTAGCTTCGATCAGGTCGATCTCTTCAGTCGGCTTTTCATCGATCATGCGCTGCAAGCGATCGGGGATCTCGGCATCCATCCAATGCTGGGTGATAGCCTCACCCTTCAGCCGCATCCGGCGATACACATTGTCAACCTTGCCGTGCGCACCCTCTTCGATGCTGACCAAATACTGCGGCACCGCTGTAAAGCGGATTGGCGTCAATTCATCACCGGGCTGCACAAGCATGACAGCCGTACCGACCGCCAGATCAAGCAGGAACTCGCCCATAGCCAGATCAAAGTTGGACTGGCGCAACACTGAAAACATCGTGTTTGAGTACAGATCCAGCGCGGCTTGCGCCTCTAGGCGGCGATCTTCTGGGATCTCCGGCCCCGGCTCAAGGCGGCACCAAGGCGCATATGGCGGGAACAGGCCAGACTGGATGCGGTTGGCAAAGCGCTGCACCGCATTGATGGCGGTGCTGTCGAACACGCGCACCATCTTGTTCTGGCCGGGTGAACCACCGCCCTCGTAATAGCCGTCATACAGGTTGCGCTGCGGCAGGCCAAACTCATAGCAATCTTCATAGATCTGCCGCCAATTGTCCTTGCGGCGCTGCGCGGCATCGTGCCGCTTCAGGATCTGCTCAACACTGTACCTCATGCCTTCGCCTCATTTCTCTTGCTAATCGCCTTGGACTTTTTGCGCGCGTCTGCTTTGGAACTCGCGCCCCAAGAGCGCAGCGACAAGGTCAGGCGCGTGGGTTCGCCGTCCTTGTATTCGGGTCCGGGCATGTTGCCCATACGCGCCAAGAAACTCGCCCGGCGGGGGTTATCCCCGCTTTTTACAGGGCGTTTTAGGTTCATGCCTTCGGCCTTGGCAGAACGCCGCCCGGCCTCATTCAAGCCACCCTTTGGGTTCTTGCCCTCTTTGCGTTGCCAAGCTGGACTAGCCACGAGCAGCCCTCATATTGTCAATCAGGTTTGGATATGGACGGCCAGCCTTGGCAGCGGCACGCATAGCTGACCGCTTTTGTGCTGGCGACAAACCCTTCGGCTTGCCCAGACCCTTTGGCCGCTTTTTATCCCAAACCTTTTTTTTCTTATTTTCCATTTTTCTTTTTCCCCGCCTTTGACATTGCGATAGCGACAGCTTGTTTCTGTGGACGACCTTCGCGCCTCAACATCTCAATGTTGCGCTTGATGGTCTTTTTGCCGTAGCCCTTCATCAGTGGCATTACGCGGCCCCCAATGTGTCAGCGCTAAACCGATCACCGCTCAACAACGTGCGCGATCCAAGCCTGCGCAGACCAGCCAAGCGGCGGCGGCGGTTTTCCTCTTCGATCTGTTGCACCAGCTTTGAGCGGCGCACTGTCTTGGCGGCTGGCTGTTCGGGCTGCGGAGCCGCCGCGCCCATCTGCGCGGCAGGTGCAGCAGCACGGCCCTCGCCGTCACCACCGCCACCGCCAGCGTTTCTGGCGCGGCCAAAATATTGGCCATCCTTCTCAACGCCGATGATGATGCCGCCCTCGCGCACAGGCGTGCCACCAGCCTCAATCCGACTAGCAATGCCCTCACGCACTCTTTCGCCGATATTTGCACCAATCGCTCTGGCTATCGCCAAAGACAGCGATGGCACCATTTGCTGTTCGCCCTCACCGCCACGATCTCGTACAGACGCTGCTGCCTGCGCTCTGGTCTGCGGCTGCGTTACACCGGCACGCCGCGCCTCGGCGGCGCGGAAGCTTTGGGCGCGGCCCTCGCCGTCACCACCGCTAGGGCTGCTAGACCGGCTTGAACTGCTAGACCGGCTTGAACTGCTGGACCGGCTGGACCCGCCGCCGCGCCCTCTTTCACCACGACCACCGCTGTAACCGCCATATCTCATGCCTGCACCCCTATCCTAGTGTTTCCTGAATGCCCTTTTCGGCATCCTCGCGTATTGACGACAGCAGCAAACGCTGGCCGCCTGCTTGTCTGGCACGCCGCCGGGCCGCAATCTGCGCTAGTTTTGTGCGCTCATCCTCGGCCAGCCGCGCCTCTGTGCGTTCCTGCGCCTTAGTAATCTCAGGATCTGGCGCTGGCGCACTTGGCGTCTTGAGCAATCCACCCATCAGTAATACCTCGCAAACATAATATGATCGGAGCCGTCAGGCCCATACCGGCGCAGACGCCCCTCTTGCGTGAATTTTAACGCAACAGCCCACCTGACGGCAAGGCGGTGTCGGACATTTACCGTGATTTGCAACCGCTTCAGTCCCTCTTTGGTAGCTATGTGGTCAAAATACCTACCAGCGGAGCGGGTCAGTGATACCGCTCTGGTATTGATCTGGTCGGATGTCAGCATCCACGCCTCGGCAACGCCGGGCCACAAGATCTGATAACCGAAGCAACAGGCAACCTTGCCACCCACCATAGCCGTGTATGCGGTGCCAGCCG